GCGACCACGACGGCGGGGCTCCGGCTTCGGCTCCTCCTCCTCCGGCTTGTCCTCGGTCAGCGGCTCCTCTTCCGGCTCGGCCGTCTCCGGCTCGGCGCGACGGCCACGGCGACCGCGACGGCGGGGCTCCTCCGGCTCGGGCTCGGGCTCCGGCTCCGCCTCGGGCTCGGCGTGGGTCTCGGCGGCGAAGGAGATGTCGTCGAGTCCGGCCGTCAGGTCCTTGGCCGTGATCCCAGCGGCCTCGGCCGCGTCCAGGAGGAGTTCGGCCTCCTCGCTGCCCTCGGAACCCCACAGCAGGATCACGTGGGCGTCGCCCTGACTGTCGGCGTTCTTGAGGAGTTCGACGATCCCGGCGGTGACGTTGGCGGTCTTCACGACCTCCTCGGCGTCCTTGAGGATCTTGTCGACGGCCCGGCTCTTCTCGCCGTCGGTGACCGCGACGAACGGGATGTCGGCCCACTCGGACCACTCCAGGACGGTCTCCAGTCCGTCGGACAGGTGCTTCTTGGTGATCGGGAGGATGAGGGTGATCTCGCGCTCGGAGGGCTCGGGGTAGCCGTCCTTGTCTTCCTCGCCGAGGCCCACGAAGTCGTTCAGGAGGGCCTTGACGTTGTCCAGGTCGGTGGCGGCGTCGCCAGCGAAGGCGAGTGCGATGGGCTGAGTGCTGCTCAAGTCTGCTCCCGATGTGGTGTGTTTGCCGCCCTTCCGGCGACAGGAGAAGACGTTACCGGTTACGGCTTCTAAAAGCAAGAAACCCCCGCTTCGCAAGCGAGGGTTTCAAAGCGTTTGACAACTAGGGCAGGTCAGGAACCCTGCGACCGGTGGCCGGATGCCTGCGAGGAAGCCGCAGTGCCGGGGCCGCCGAGCCGCCTCGGACAGGGATGTGCAGCAGGGCCACCACTCCGGCCGCAGCCGCAGCAGTCAGCCAGGGGACGGGAACGCGCTGCGCCTCGTAGGCCAGGCCGACAACCACGAGGGGCTGAAGCCAGGCCGGGAGGGCGAACGGGAGCACGACGACCAGCCACTCCCACGCGGTGAACGTGGCGAAGGCGATCAGCAGGAGCCGGAACCAGTCCATGTGTCAGACCGACCTCGGCCCGAGGGGAGACTGCGCGAGCGCCTGGGTGGTGATGGTCTCCTGGGCGACCAGGGCTGGCTTGACCGCACGCTGGAGCGCCGCGTGCAGGGCGACAGCGATCTGCTCGATGGCCTCGGGACTCAGGGTGACGCCGCTGACCTGCGCCGGGGGCTCGACCGCCTCCGCCTCCTCCACGTACTTGGCCAAGGTGGCGGGCGAGATATGAAGCCGGTTCTCGGTCTCGGTGATCAGCGAGTTCTGGAGCCAGGCGAACCACGAGTACTTCTTGAGCAGTGAGTGGTAGAAGGCAGTGCCGGTCACCCAGGTGAGGAAGGACGCGACGACGGCCGGGGCCCAGTAGAAGTGCTGGGGGTGGGCCTGGTAGACGGCCCAGAAGCCCGTGGCGACCGCGAGGACGGCATGCGCGGCACCCTTGACCGTGGCGTTGGTCGACGGCCGGGTGAACAGCGCGACGATGGCTGGCAGGGCCAGGCCGACGACGAGGGAAGCCGCGTCGGCGTAGTTGGTGAACATGCTTGTCCTTTACGGGTTGGTGGTTACTGGGTTGGCAGTACGGCATATTGGGGAACCGCTGAAGTGATTCCCAAAGGGGTATTCTCGTCGAGCAGCGTGCGGATGAGGTAACTCCGCTCGACCCGGTTCTCGTAGTAGTAGGAGCGCGTCAGGTTCGCGGTCCCGCCGGTTTCCCAGAGGTAGTCCGCGCCCATCGAGCCGTCGAAGTACGGGCGTACCGCTCCGCCTTCTTCGACCAGGACCCCGTCGGACCAGAAGATGCTCGACTGCCCGGCGGTCATGGTGGTCCGATCAACGAACAGTCCCAAGGTCGTCGTTGATGCGCTCACGTCGAAGGTGACCCACACTGTGCGCCAGCGCTTGTTGCTCGGGTCCGTCTTGGCGCTGCGGAAGGAGACGCTGTTGACCAGGGTTGCGTTGGTCGATGCGTACGGAACGACATCCCCGCAGCCTTGCGCGACGGCGACACGTACGCTCGCCGTGTAGCGGCGCCCCGGGATGAGCCCGTTCAGCGTCCAGTGGCTTCCGCCGTTAAGGGTTCCGGCAGAAGGCACTGTGACCACGCACGAGGAGGTGCCCCGCCAACACATGGCGTCCTGTGCCACGGTGGCGCCATTGAATCCGGTGACCCCCGTAATCCCACTCTCGAAGTTAGGGTTGGCGGCGTAGTTCAACCGTGTCGGCTTGATGACGACCTGGATAGTCCGGGCGTTCTGGTAGGCGCTCGGGCCGGTCGCCCCCAGTGGCAGAGGCTCGAATTGGACTGCGTCCAGGATCTGGTGTTTGTTCGCGGACATGTTGCTGAACTTGAAGCCGACGGACGCGTAGGCCGCCCTCTTCCAGGCGTAACCCTTGCCGGACACCGGGTAGTCCACCGGGCCGGTGAACGCCGCGTACTGGCGCGCGTAGGAGCCCGCAGGGGCGGAGGTAAGCGCACCGCTGGTGACACCGATCCGGGCCATGGCCGGGTCGATGCCCTGGTACGGGTAGTGGGCGAAGTCCTTGAATGCTGCCGCCGGGGCCCTGACGCCCGCCTTGATGTTGCCCTGGATGACGACCTGTCCGGCCATCGGAGTAACCAGATTGGGGCGCGGGATCTTGATGGCGAGGGAGCCGTCGATCCTGGCTTCGCCGCTGATGATCGGGCCGTACACCGGGTAGCGCTTGATGACGATGGAGCCGGAGACACCGAAGACGGGAGCGAAGTCGTCGTCGTTGACGAACGTGATCATTTTGGACATCAGGTGACCGCCATTCCGACCTTGGTGGCGGTGCTGAACGTCGCGTTGGTGATCGAAAGCACCTGGACTCCGTTCCTCTGCACGGCGATGTTGGACCCGGAGAAGGCAACCGTGATCCGGTCACCGTCCAGGAAGGTCTGGGAGTAGTTGAAGGTTGAGGTGGCCGTGCCGGACTGGATCAGGTGCAGGGCCGTGCGCCCGGCCCGCCAGTAGTTGGTCGAGTCCTGGAGCCGGAAGACGGCGCCCTGCTTGAGGGTGTTGCCGGGGTTTGTCAGGAACGTCGCTGAGATGGTGCCGTCGGCGTGGCCGGGGATCGTGGCGATCGAAGCCGTGGCGCCAACCGGGTAGGCCGAGCCTGCCCCGTAGCCGCCGGAGGTCCACTGCCCCTGTGTCTCCGTCCAGGAGGCACCGCCGAGGTCCGTGGTGCGGGTGGTCCAGTCAGCCCAGCCCTGGGTGAAGGAGTCGAAGACGTTGTAGGCGGGCACAGCGTCGGCGTACAGCGAGGTGATCAGCGCGCCGTGGGAGTCGTAGTACTCGATGAACGGGTACACCGCGACCTGCTCGCCGGAGTAGGCCTGGGTGTAGCCGGACAGGCACATCTGGACACGCTCGTCATACGCCAGAGGCTGCCACTGTCCGTTCGCGGTCGCGGTGCTCGGCGGGGTGACGTTGCTGCTCGCGGTGAGCGCCTGGTAGGTGCGGCCGTGGAAGATCACCAGGTCGCCCGGCTGGTAGTAGGTGTTGTTGTCCCAGTCCTGGTAGGCGTACGGCAGCGGGATGCCCCACAGCACAGGCTGCTGCGGATCCATCGAGGACTGGCCGGAGATCTTGCCGACCGAGCGCACACCCATCGTGGCGGCAGTCCCGCCGGAGGAGGTGTTGCGAACCCACAGGGCGTTCCCGGCCTTGTCGTTGGGGTCGGTCGGGTTCTGCACGCCGATGCCCACCAGGACGCCGTTGGTGCCCGGGGTGACACCTGCGGTGTAGGAGATCTCCTCCCACCCCGCGACGTGTCCGTTGGCGTCGACCAGGGTGGAGTCGGTGCCGTAGGCGACGACGTTCCAGTAGGTGTTGTTGGTGTTCGAGCCGGAGGGGGCCTGGGCCTGGCCGTAGGCGCCGCTGCTGTTCGCCTGGTAGAGGTACGAGCCGAACGCGATCTTCTCTCCGGAGGCGTAGTTCACCCCGGCGTCCCACTGTGGGAAGGAGGGGTGGTCGAAGTCGGCCTGGTCGTCGGACAGCATGAGGTTCGAGCCGAGACGCAGGTCGGCGTCGTAGCCGGTGGTCTCTGAGATGACGCTGCGGATCTGCTCCAGGGTGCCCTTCTGGCGCCCGAGGGTGGCCGCGTCCCGCACACGCTGCCGGAACAGGTAGGCGGGCGTGGACGCCTCGTACTGGATGCCGAACTGGGCAGCCATCTGAGCGATGTTGTCGAACCGCGTGCGCATGGCGTCGTTGGCGTACCGGTTCGAGTCGTAGTAGCTCTTTACGATGTCGAAGCCGAAGCCGAAGATCGACAGGAACGGCTCCAGGTCCGGGTTCAGGGTGTTGGAGTCGTCGGTGACGTTGTTGCCGTGCTTGACGTTGATCTTGTAGAAGTCGGGGACCAGCGAGTAGAGCAGGTCCGTGTACCCGTTGTTCTTCGGCATGAGGGTGGAGACGGTTCCTGCGCGGCTCCACTGGCCGGAGGCGCTGATGAAGATCGTGTAGTACAGCCAGTGTCCGCCGACAACTCCCTTGTCGATGAAGGACGTTGCTGTGTGGGACTGGTTGATCAGGATGTCGCCGTCGTTCTCGTTGACCGCCCATCCGTACCTGTTGCGGATCAGGCGCAGGGTGTCCCACTGTCCGGCCGGGGCCTTCCAGTCCAGGAGCACCGAGGTGTAGTCCACGGGCGTGGCTGTGAACGGGCTGACGTCGAACTCAGGGTGGACGTCAGTCCCGTACTGCGACAGCCCGTAGAAGGAGATGCCGTATGTGCCCACGGGATCACGCCTCCCGCAGCATGGCGGCGCTCAGTTGCAGGCTCTGGAGCGACAGCGTCTTGCCCTTGAGGGGGTGGTAGACGGACAGGTCGATGGTCTTGCCTGCGCCGACCCATCCCTGCCAGCCGATGTGCATGTGGGTGTTGCCGTCGGAGACTGGCTGGAGGTCCTGGGACATGATGGTCGACTTGCCCACGGCGATGTTGATCTGCCGGTCGGCTCCGCCCGCGTTGGCGCCCTTGGCGTTGTACCAGAGCACCCGACCGAAGACGATCCACCAGCCGCTGCGGTTGGCGGTGATCGAGTGGCCGTTGAACAGCCCCTCGGGGTCCTGCGCGGCGGACGGCTTGGCGAAGGTGATGAACTTGGTTGCGTCACCCTTGACGGTGTCGGCGGACTTGGACAGGAAGCAGGCAGGCATGCCCTTGCCACGCTGCACCGCGTCCAGCCGAGAGGCTACCGAGGACCAGGAGTTGGTCTTCATCTTGAGCGCGGTGTCCTGGTGCGGGTTGATGCCCAGGGTCTGCTGGATGGCCACGACCTCGTCCTGAAGGTTGTTCACGTGGCTGGCGTCGATGTCCTCGACGAGGTTCTTGTGGACGGTGAAACTCTTGTACTGATGTGGGTAGACGGCGGCCATCAGCCGATCCCTCCGGTCATGGTTACGTTGGAGATATTTCCGACCTTCGGGATCTCCCAGGCGCGGAAGACAACGTCGGCGGTGCCGGTCTGCGCGGCGTCCGCGCGGGCGATCATGCGGATGTCGACGTAGCGCACGCCGTCCACCGCGAGCAGTGCCTTGTAGAAGTCCGAGAGCGTCAGCCGCATACCGAAGTCGACGGCTGCGAACGAGAGCATGTTCTTGAGGGCCTGCTGCACGTCGTAGAGGACGGAGGCCCGGGAGTAACGGGGCCAGCACTCGATGACGATGGGGTTGGCGGACGTGCCGATGTTCACGCCGATCACGGAGGGGCCCGCGACGGTGACTGTGGCGCCTGCCAGGGCCTTGGCCTGGAGCGTGGACTGCACGGCCTGGAGGTTCTTGGTGCTTGGCTGGCCGCCGTCCGCTCCGACGACGTACACGGAGACGCTGGTGTAGGTCGAGGCGACTGCCTTGGCCCGGACGATGCCGGGGATGGTCAGCGCCAGGTCGGAGAAGTCCTGGAGGGTGACGCAGCGGTCCTGACTGCGGAAGATCCTCGGGGCATTGGCCCGGATCTGGTCGTTGGTCTCGGGGTCCGCACCGCCGGTCATGGCCGAGGAGAGTGCGGCGCCGCTGGAGTTCTGGGCGATGGTGACGCCGGGCAGGTCCGAGGAGGCGATGGCGTTGACCACGCCTGCATTGACGTTGCCGACCGAGCCGCCACCGACGCGGTAGGTCGCGTAGATGGTCAACTGGCTGTTGGGGATGGCGCCGTTGATGTTGTCGCCGAAGCGGATCCACGTTGCCCCGGAGTCGTCCAGGAACGTGGTGAACACCTTGTCTTCCGGGTCGGCGTCCACCAGGTAGTTGATGTACGTCCACTCGGTCGCGGCGTTGACGTCGTCCACGAATACCTGGGTGGTGCCATTGATGACCGGCACGTCTGGGAGCCGGAACTCCTGCACGGGCAGGCCCGAGCTGGTGCCGACGTTGACCTGGCTGCGGGTGACGCCCTGGGTGACCGAGACCGTGGACTTGCCACCGTTGACCGGCACCAGGATGTCGGAGTCGGTCTCGTAGGTGACCGGGCTGTCGATGGTGTCGATGTAGTCGGTGACGACCTGGGTGCCAGCAGGCACCAGGACAGCCGGTCCGGGGTTGGACGTCTGGAAGGTGACCGTGCCGGTGGCCGGGACGCCGTTGCTCGGGCTGTAGCCGAGCAGGTCCGCGATCTGGAGCAGGGACAGGCGCTGGGTCGCGGTCGGCAGGAAGGCCTCCTGCTGGAGCCGGTCGCCGTAGTAGGAGAGGCTGTCCCCGAGGTAGGAGAACAGCTCGACCATGAGCACGCCGAAGTCACCCTCCGAGCCAGGTACCCACTGCGGGTAGGCGCGGGCGGCGAAGTCGAGCAGCGAGGCCTTGAAGCCCTCGTAGTCCCGACTGGTGTAGTCGATAGCCGGTACGTCAGCCACTGATGACCTCGCTTACGGTGCCGCCCACACGCACCACAGCGGTGTTGGTCTGGAGCGACAGGCTGGATGGGGACGCCCCGGACTCGCGGCGCATGTAGTCGACCTCGATACGCGCGAGCGACATCTGGGAGGCGTCCGGGATAGGGGTGGCCCTCTGGAGAAGCACGCCGGGCTCGTACCTGTCGAATGCAGAGGTCACGGCGCGGCTGATTTCCTGCGCGACAAAGGTCGCGTCAGGGTCGAAAAGCAGATCGGCCACCGGGACTCCATAGTCCGGGAGCATGACCCGCTCCCCCGGCTGCGTGCCGACGAGCGCATTGACATGCTGAGCGATCTGCCTGTCGGGATTCGTCTCGACGGCGATCTTCCCGTCGGACGCGAGTCGAAATGGAACTGCTATCTCGGTAGGCATGCTTGCATTCTCCCAGGAATGCCTACCGAGATAGCAGTTCCGTTCTCAGATCAGAAACCCGGGAACGCTATGGCAGCGTCCGCCACAATCTGGTTGTTCTCTGCGGCTACCTCCGCGTCGATCTGGTGCCGGGCGGCGTTGTAGTCCTGAGCGGCCTGGTTGTAGAGCGGCGTGGCAGCGTTCTGGTTGACGTTCTGCTCCCAACTCTGCCAGTTGTCCTTGACGTAGGCCTTGAACGCGTACTCCAGGAGTTCCTGATCTCCCAACTGAGAGTCGACGTAGATGCCGTGGAAGGACGCGGCCACACGGGGCCAGTACTCGTCGGGAATGGAGATCGTGATGTCGGTCATTAAAGGGACGTCCTCACTTGGTGTAGGTAATGCGCAACTGCGGCGGGTGGGTGTCTCCGACACCGTTGAAGATTCCGTAGTAGGTCTTGTCGGTGCTGGATCCGAGGTCTCCGCCGAGCGTGATTCCACGATAAGGGGTCGCGGAGTTCCAACCTGAATTCCAGGACGACGGAAGGGTTACCCACTTGCCTGCACCAACCGGCCACGATGCAACAGTCAGGTTGTTGCTGGAGGCCATTCCGGTCGCAACGCCGGTCTGGGTGTGCACGCCGATATGCGCGGTACCGCCACCGTTGTAGTACCAGTGGTTGGCGTACAGGTAGACCTCGACCTTGGAGATCTTCGCCGTGGATCCCATATCGGTGAACGGCTGGGTGCCGAACCCGACCATCGACTTCTGCGTGCCCCAGGTGCCGGAGTAGTAGCCCTGGTACATCGTGCCGTCGGTGTTGCCTGCGTTGCCGAACCGGCGGGACCACACCGCGTTGTAGGTCTTGGTGTACGTCTTGGTGGCCGTGACAACCGCGCCACCTGTGTTGTACACACCGTTCTCCGGCAGGGCTGGGCCGATGTCCTCGACGTAGAAGTCCGAAGACTGCGTCGTCGAGTAGTTACGCATCCCCCACCCGGTGGGAGCCCCTGCGTGGATGCGGCCGACCCACAGAATCCGGTGCTCCCCAGGCGCCAGGCCCGTGCTGGACGCATACAGACCACCCGGGTCGGAGGAGCACACGATGACGCCCTCGACGACACCAGTGAAGTCGCTTCCCGTGCCGTCGTAAGAGACCGCGAACGACCGGGCGATTGCTGTGTCCGTGACCTTCGGGCTGGCGCCGTTCGGGGTGATGATGGTGCACCCGTTCAGTGACATGGTCGTGCCGGACACATTGATGGCGGTCTCCAACTCGGCCGAAGTACCGCTGGTGCCTCCTGTGAAGTCGAACTGTGAGCGGCCCACGATCCGGTACATGCGTCCCTCGACGGCCGTGAACGACAACTCGATCAGTCCGAACGACGCATCTGGATTAGTGCCCGCGACCTTCGTGTAGTAGGTCTGGTTGCCCTGGGCGTCGTTGGCGGGCCGCAAGGTCCAGCCTCGCTCGTACGTGACCATCCCCCACGGCATGTTCCACAGCAGGTCAGAGAGTTCCTTGCCCTGGTACCAGATCTGTCCGGTGGGGTCGTCACTAGCCGTGCCAGCAGGCCGCTGCGGGGTCCATACGGAGTTGAAGGTACCGACGCCGTTGGAGTCGATGGCCGCCGCACCGCCTGCGAAAGTCGCGTGCGCGTTGTCCGTGGTCAGTTCGGTGGCCAGCGTGCCGTCTTCGGCGAACAGCCGGATGCCGCCTGCGGAGATGTCCGTGGCGCCATACCCCTGACGCATGACGATGATGTCGTCCACGCAGATGTAGGAGAAGGCCGTGGTCGACAGTCCGAATGAGCCGGGGTTCAACTGCTGGAAGGAGACCCGTCCCCACACCGCGCCGGTCGGGATGGTGACCTCGAAGATGTCTTCCGTGTAGGACGCGGCGTTGTAAGTCAGGTCGTTGGCGCTGGCCATCTGATCGGTCCAGGTGACCTTGTCCGGGCTCGTCTCGAACGTGACGTGGAGGTGACCGATGCCGTAGTACCAGTACCGGAACATGTACTGCGAGCCAGCGACGACCGGGAAGGGGGTGCAGGTGGCCGTCGCGGTACCGGTGTTCTTCACCCCGAGGGCGAGCTTGCCCTGTCCCGAGCGCGCCGGGTATCCGCCTTCGCCGACCTCGATCTTGGCCGCCGTGGTGGCCAAGGTGTTGTCACTCTGGGCAAGGGTCCATCCGGTCTTGGAGGTGTCCTCCAGACCGCCGTTGGTCACCAGGTTTCCGGTGAGCGTGCCCAGGGTGAGGTGCTGCGCGGCGACGTTGCCGAGGTTGATGTTGCTGGAGCCCACCTGGCCGGTCTCGACGACCTCGATGGTGAAGACGTCGAGTTCGGCGGTGCCCGAGCCACCCGTGTAGTTGAGGTACAGGCTGGGGCTGATGTACTTCACGTTCTGGTGAAGCCTCATGGGTGAGGTCGGGTTGGGGTTGGGACCGGCATCTCCGGTCGTGGCGGTGCCCTTGATGTAGCCGGTGTACGTGATCCACCCGGAGCCCGTGGTCAGCGCGGTGGCCCTGACGGCGGCGTAGGCCTGGCTGCCCGTGCTGGCGGCGCCGGTGATGTTGACAAAGGTCACACCGTCGGCTGCGATGCCGGTGACACCTGCGTAGAGGGTCTGGTTGGTGCCCGGGGTGGAGTTGTCAACGGTCTGCCGCACCCGGACGGTAACGCGGTAGGTCACGCCCGGGTCGAAGGGTATGAGCAGGTCCGGTCGGTAGGCGCCCTGGATGTAGCCGACGCACCGCATGACGTGCCCACCGGAGGCCGCGTCGGAGACAGCGACCGTGGTCATAGTGCCGGTACCGCTTGGGCCGTTGACCCACTTGCTCGCCTGGTTGCCGAAGTCGTAGAACTTCTGGCCGACGGTGCCCTGCAATCCCGCGCTCAGTTTGTCGACGGTCAGCGTCCCGGCCTTGATGCTGCTCGCGTCCAGGTTGGTCACAGAGACCAGGGAGGCGTCGAGCGTGCCGGTCTTGATCGAGCCGCCGTTGATCGTGGTCGTGGTCGGGATGGTGCCGTTGCTCAACTGCCCGGCTGGGACGCTGACGCCAGCGCCGATAGAGCCGGTGACTGTGCCCGCGTTCGTGGCGGTGGTCGCGGACGTGGCCGAGGTGGCGCTGGCCACCGCGCCGCTCACGTTCCCGCCGGAGATCACCAGGCTCGTCGCGTCGATCTGGGTTGCGGTCAACTTACCGACGGTGATCTTGGACGCGTCGATGCTGGCGATGACACCGCTCTGGGCGGTGATCGTTCCGGCTGCCATCTGGTTGGCCGTGATCGTGTTCGCCGCGATCTGGTTGGCCGTGATGGTGTTGGCTGCCAGCCGGTCGCCCGTGATGGACCCGGCCAGGATCTGCGTGGCGGTGAGCGTCCCCGAGGTGATCTTCGAGGCGTCCAGGGATCCGGTCGCGATCCGCGCGGCGTTGAGCGTGCCCGCGTTGATCTTGCCCGCGTCGAGGTTGGCGATCTTGGCGTTGTTGATGGCCGCGTCGGCGATCTGCGCAGTGCCGACTGCGAGGTTGGCGATCTTCGCCGTGCCGATCGTGGCATCGGCGATCTGCGCGCCGGTTACGGCGTTGTTGGCGATGTTGATCGTGCCGACCGCGAGGGCGGCCAGCTTCCCGGCTTCGATTGCACCGTTGGCGACGGCCTGCGCCGTGACCGCGTTGGCGGCCAGCTTGGTGTCGTCGATGGCGCCGACCGCGATCTTCGCTGCGGTCAGTTGGCCGTCGAGGATGTCCTGAGCGACGGCCTGCTTGGGGGTACCCGTCGCCGAAGCGGACGGCGTGGAAGCGACGCCCACCTTGGAGTACGCGACCAGCCGGTAGTAGTAGGCCGTCGCGTAGTTCTGTATGGAGTCGTACAGGAAGTCCGGACCGGTCAAGGTGCCGACAACGACCGGGGCTGGGAACGCCGAGTTGGTGTCCCGCTGCACCTGTACGTGGTCGAAGATCGCGGGCATGAGGGTGCCCGTGGTGTCCCGGCCGTCCCAGGTAACGCGCAGGCCTCCGAGTACGCCAAGCACCACCGGGGTGCTCGGGAGCGGAGGCGGGGACGAGGACGACGCCGTGATGATGTCGTCGCTCGCCCACAGCGAGGCGTTGCTGGCCTTGTCGACGGCCTGGACGCGGACGAAGAAGTCCGCGCCGGTATGAAGCGTGTCGAAGACGATCAGGGTGTCCTCGGTGGCCACTCCTCCGCCCCAGTTCGTCCCGTCGTAGGACGTCTGGACGAGGTAGTGCGACAGGTCCACCAGGTTCGTGCCGTCCTGGTTCTCCGTCGGCGGGGTCCACATCGCCGTCACCCTGGCCTGGGTGATGCCCTCGTCGGTCACGTACTGCACCGTGGTGAGGTTGAGCGCGGTCGGCTCCTTCGGCGGGAGGCTGTCTGCACCGCCACCTGAGCCGATCTCATCGACCTGGTCCTGGACCGCCTTGATGCCCAGCGGGGAGTAGACCGGCTTGGTGATGTCTCCGCCGGAGAACTGCACCCATACCGTCTGGCCGACGGGCGGCACGGTATTGGTGGGCGAGGAAGGAACGGACCAGGCGCTCTCCGCGTTGCCCAGGACCTGCGGGATAAGCAGGGTGACCCGGGCCTCGTTGAGAGGGTCCTGGTTATTGGCGACGCTCGCCCGGTACAGGCCCACAATGGGCTCAGCCGACATTGATATCCTCCAGAAGACTCGACTCCCAGAACTGCCGATTTCTCAGGACAGCCGGGACGGTGTCGAATTTGAAACGCTTGTTCGCGTCGCTACGAAATGTTACCGAGTAAGGCTGGTCTCTTTCTGCATCGACGGTTGTGGTGAACACCCATCCCGAGTTGCTCTTGTCCCGGTTGATGACGTGTTTGGTGCCGGTAACCATCCAGCGGCCCGTGCGGTCCGAGGAAATGGAATTGCCGGTGACCGCGACCAGTGATCCCGGGGTGATCTTTGCCGTTCCGTACAGCGTGGCCTGCATGGTGATCCAGCCCCGGGAAGCCAGCGTGCGGGCCTCCATAAGGGCCTGCGCGTCTGCGTAGTTGTCGACGGCCCTGGCGGTCGATATGGAATTGAGGAATGCAGCCGTCCCGGTATTCGCCGTGGACGACGCCTTGATGACCCGCCCGGTCTTCGCGTCCAGCCCGGAAATGCTGCTGGTGCCCGTCGTCCCGTTCTCGCGGGGAACCATGGTGCCCGTCAGGATCGACAACTCCCGGAGGGTGTCCATAACCCCGGGCTGCTGGTTCTTGGAGAACACGGGGATGTTCTGCGCGCTCTGGCCCAGAAGGAGAATGCGCGGGTCGAGGAAGTAAAGAGTGGTCCCTTCCACCCAGAACCGGAATCCGACTTCGTCCGCCAGGTCCTGGAGGAGTTTGAAGTCGCTCTGCCCGCTCTGTGCCCAGTAGGTGAGCCGCCGGGCGGACGGGGAGATGACGGTGCGCAGCCCGTTCTGACGGCCCACCTGGCGGGCGATGGAGGTGGGGCTGACGTTCTTCCACGACCGGGTCCGCTGGATGTTCAGCGGCAGGGTGGTGCCGATGCACACGTACCGCGTGGTGACCGTCTGGCTGCTGCCGCTGGCCAGGACGCTGGAGTGATGCACGTAGCCGTACCAGCGCACGATGTCGTTGGGGCTGCGGCCGTAGTCGAGCACCACGGGGGCCAGCTCGGGGTAGGCCGAGCTGGTGGCGCTGGTCGTGACGTCCACGATCGCCATGGAGTGCACGCCGTAGCCCTCGCGGACTTCGACGCGCTTGATGAGGTTGTTGATGCGCCTGCCGGAGATGGTCAGGTTGGTTACCGGCGTCGACTCAGGCATTCGGGATCCTGATGATCTGGCCCGGCGTAAGGACGGTCCAGTCCAAGACCTCGGGGTTGGCGTCGGCGATGTGCCACCACAGCCGGGCGTCGCCGAAGTACTGCACGGCGAGCAGGTCGATACGGTCGGAGCCGTTCAACTGGTGGTAGGTGAAGTTGAATGCCCACTCCCGCTGCTGGGACGGCACGAGGGTCAGGTTCGTACCGCGCCCGGAGGCGACCAGGGTGAGCGTGGAATCTGCATAGCGGGAATCGGCGGAGATCATCGTCCGGCCTTTCCGTTTGCACCCTTGGCGAATTCGTCCGGGGTCAGTCCTGCCGGGAGCCTGCCGAAGGACACGAACTCCCCGCCGCCCTTTGGCTTCGGGAGCAACTGCATGCTGATGGACACCTGGCAGCGGGACGGTATCATCTGCTGCGTCCAGTGGGTGTACTGGATTTCGAGGTCCT